TTTGATGTATTGTTTTGACTTAAAAAGTCAGTACCTAAACTAATTTGTTCTTCATTGTCCAGGCTGCCAATATTAAAGTCTGCACCTGAGCCTTGACTAATAATATTTAACTTACCTGTTGTTGAAAAGGCACCGGTTACAGTCTGAAGGTTTGTATTAGTAAATTTATTGTTTACACTGTGCACACCTATGGTAGTTGAAAATGCTCTTACGTTAGCAGATGAGCCAGATGAACTACCTGTAATTATAGTACTTGTCGCAAATATTCCATTAGTATTAGAAACAGTAATATATGCATTAGAACCATCGTTAGTTATTAACGTAACAACCCCATTTGCTGTTGTACCCTGTGTTACAGTCTCAAACTGGCGAAGAGCACCTGAGAGATCTGTTGTATAAAGCACTACAGTATTACTTACACCAGTAACAATAGCAGTAGCTGAAACATTAGAGTATGAATTTGTTGTGTATCTATAGGTGTTAGGCGCTGAAGTACTACCTACGAAAAGGAAGTTTGAATAATTCGTGTTAGAAGAATCATAGAGATTGCCTGAAGTTGGTACTACTCTTATAACATAAGCATAAGGTGTTGAATTAGTATAAAATGTATCTACTACACCTCTACCGGCTACTACGCCGTTAGAATAATAACTTGTTACGTTACTACCAACCGGTGCAGAAGAATCAACTGCTGCAGCAGAAATAGTTGCAAGACTACCAGATGTTGCACCAGCTAGTGATAGAGCAGTACTAAAAACACCAGTGTTAGGATATTTAATGGTTAATGTTGTGGAATTACTAGCATGCACTTTTCCTATGAAAACGTTAGCACCAGAAACTGCCTGGTAGACATTTTCATTTGTTGTAAATGCACCTGTGTTACTCTGAAGAGTAAGTAGTAGTACCCCTTGTACAGCGATATTTGCTACCTGTTGTGTGACCTGTTCAAAAGGTAGGAAGGGTCTCGAAAGGGATGTGTTTGTTACCGTGACATTGCTTAGAGAAAGAATCTTTTCAGAGACATATACTGTAGAGTTAGTTGAAAATCCAAAACCGCCGTCTTGAAGTGCAAAGTCGACAACACCTGCAATATTTTTTACTGCACCTACTCTTGCTTGACCTTGTTGTCCAAAACTTGAATAGACATCAACAATATCTCCAACCTTATAACCAGTACCCGATGAGAGAACAGTTAATGATGTAAGAGATCCTACTACTGTGGGGTAGTTAGTAACGTCAAGGTCTGATTGACTATGTGAGCTATCTGCGTATGTAATGAATTCGCCAGTAGTAAAGCTCTTAGTTATGTTTGAAAGATAAAAAATATCTACATACTTTGACTGTACTCTTCTTCTAATAAGTCTATCAACGAACGCTGTTGCGCCTGATGTAATACCAGTTATTTGTTTACCAACAAAATTAATATTAATATCTTCACGTGATACTTCGATATAAACTGGCTTCACCCATTGGCCATCAGACGGTCGAAGTATATCTTGACCAGGTACGTAGATTTCAGCTTGGTCCCCGTAAACTAATCTAAAAAATAATTCTACAGCTCGCGGGGTACCTTTCGAACGGTATAAATCTTGTGCTTTCTTAAGAAGAAGCTTTTTATTTGAAGAGGTTGTAAACTGAATATTATTAAGATATTTTTCTTTGAAATGTACTATAAACTTTGCTATAGTAGTATCAATATCTTTATAATTTAATAGATTGCGGCTGTGATAAAGTGAATTTGGAGAGCTAGTAGTATTAATATATGTTACGCTACCTGAAGAGCTCTCAATAGGCTTTATCTCATCACAATAAAGCCTGCATCTGAAAATTACATCACTATTGTTAACAACATAAACTGTATTGCCACTTTTATAGATAATTTCACCGGACGCTTCACCTTCCGAATTATATTGGGTAACCGTGTTTCCCACATCAAATCCGGTAGCATCATCTAGATTAAGCACCATAACGAGTGTTTCTAGCCACTCATAATAAGCAGAAACAAAAGCTATAAAATTCTTTCCTTCATCTCTATAAAAAGAAGGGAATTGGGATTTTACAAGCTGCTTAATACTTTTTTCAATTTCTTTCATGCTGAGGTGCCGGTGCTAGTAGATGTACCATTGTCAGGTGTATTCTTCGAAGCTATAGAAGAAATAGCAAGATCTTCTTCCGATATAGTTATGATGCTGTTTTTAATAGAGAAAATATCGTCAGAGTTTATTCTAGCATATATCTTAATTGCTGTTCCTAGATAATCTGATACTCTAAAATTTTGCAAAGTAATTCTACCAGTACCGTAATCAACAGTACCTATATCCGTAATTGAAGTTCTAGATGGATCACTTGCACCTACTATTTTAATAGTTCCAGCACCATCATCAACTATAATTGTTCTTGAGCTGTTGTAAAAGAATACTGATGATGAAACGGTAGGCTCAACAGTATCATTAGTGACAAACAAAGCTTGATCGAAGTTTATAGTATAGTTTTTTAATTCATTAATAACAGGCTGAATTTTTCTAATAGCCTTGACTCTAGTTTCATTACTTACAATACTTGGATGCGCTGTATCTATTGCATTTACTAATCTACTAAATCTGAATGTTTTCTTAAAGTCAGACAGTGAGTTACTATTAAATGAGTTAATAGCAGAAATAACAATAGTAGTAATATCGTTTGGTGATAGATCGGTAAGGGCAGTATCATATCTTACTAACGATTCAATGTATAGGTTGAGCGGATCTGGCGATACGAATACAGGCTCTATCGATACTGGTGCTCGTCTGGTAAGGAAGTTTGTATATTCAACAACTTTACTTTGCGGTATACCATCAACGTTTTTAATATCGATTGAAACAAATACTCTACCGTATTGAGGAGGGTCAGCTTGCTCACCGCCATAAGCAGACACTGCTTGAATCTCTGGATAATTAGTTTTTAAAAGCGTCTCGTAGTCAGAAGGTGTAATAGCACGCTCTTGTGTAGAGAAATGTCTTGGTGCATTAAATCTGATTGACTCAAGAGACTCACTTACCGACCCTCCAATAGCTTTCGTGACTGTAGTAACTGTTACGTCGCTATACCCATCGATTGGACCATCAGAAGTAAATTTATAAGCCCCGTTAGGTAATTCCCCGCTTGAATCTCTATACTCAACAACAATAGTAGCACCGTTCTTAGGTTTTCTACCAGTTACATTATCCCCGAAAATAATTTCATATTTTTCATTTTCAGCGGGCTGTAGAAAGAACACTTGTGATTGGTCGTTAAGGTTAAATAACGAGGATGCATATGAGTATGTAAGTGATGTAGCACCGTTATCCTCTATTACCGTAACAATAATTGTTGAAGTATCAACTGTACCATTGCTGATAACGAATCTCTGCGTTGTTGTACTTTCATCCACTACAAATGATTCTGTTATATATTCACCTTCATAAATGCTAACATTATTAGCACTGAACACACCACCGGAACCAAATAAAACTATATTACTATCTGTAGCAAATGAAAATGTCTTATTATCAACCTTAGTTGTAAAGGTTGTACCTTTAGGCATGGTTAAAGACGTGATTGTTAGATTTCCGGCATTCACCGATATATTAATAACTGCTTCTGAAGACTTAAACGAGCGTGGCAGGTAGTTAAGCTCTTTCGCGTGTGAAATAAGACTATCTCTTAGCTGCGCAGTATCAAGGAACATTTCACTGGCAACCATGTTTGTATAGAAGGAGTTTAGATATGTGTTATATGCTAGAAGGTCTAGTAGCACACTCATATTGCTACCTTCAAAATCGTAATCTTTGAAGGTGTCTTGATTCTTTAAATAGGCCTTGAATGACTCTTTGATTGTATCAAAGTCTAGATTTAGAAGATTAATATTACCGGCGGCCATTTATCGAACTCTCTCTAAAATTACTCTGAATGTTGTTGGAGATTCCACATTAACAGTATAAAACTGAATCGAAATAATATATGCATTTTCATCTTCAATAGGTGTAGCAACAACATCTAAAAGACGAGCACGCGGCTCGTGACTTACTATTAAAGCTTTTATTTCTTCTTCTAACGTTAAAGTTGCTTGAGGTGAAATGTTCTCAAACAACGAACTCTTTACTCTACTACCAACATCTGGTTGAAACGGTCTTTCATATTTATCCGTAAGAATTAAGTTACGGATAGAGCGAATAACTGCGTCTTCGTTTCTATTGATTACTAACTGTTTTGTGTCCGGATGGGCATTTAGATTTGTATAAAAATCACTATACAAATCTTCTTTTTTTAGTTTAGTAGTAAACTTATCCGCTAATGTAATAGCCATATATTACCTATTAAGTTATCCTGCAAAAACGTTTCCTGAGCCAGATGCAACAGCTGAGCCGCATGCAACACTATCACCAACTCTACCTAATGCAGCTCCATTAACAAAAACCGACCCACTACCAGCTGCTAAAGCAGAGCTATGACATCCGTTATTCGGGCAGCAATGCGAGCTCCACCCATCTCCTACTCTATGTGCTGGCTTGCCATTGATAAAGACATTTGAACTACCAGCACTAGATGCCCTAGGAGGCCAACATCCGTGACCTGTGCACGTATCTCCTAATCTAGCAGCTGCAGGCATTATACCTTTCCTTGTTCTTTAAGATAGGATAATTGATTCTTACCATTATCCCATGTATTGTAAACTGTTCTTGTATACGTCTTAGTTAATGTATTATTTAGGGAAGTTTTAGCTGTAATAGTGTACGTGACTGTTTTTGAAAGAGTAGGACTATGATATTCATACACCTGCTTACCATCTGGTATTTTATCTATATTACTAACAGATACTGGAGTTTCAGTTAGATTACTTTTACCCTTTGTAATGTAAGTAAATTCTAGATCTTTTATCAAGCTTGTATATTTGCCGGTTATACTACAACTATTAGTGCCATTTGCTAGTGTTATACTTTCATCAGCCGTATCTGCAGTTATTACCATGCTAGTAACTGTTTCTGGAAATACAGGATTAAAAGGTGATATTGAAGCCGAAAATACATCGTTCACCTGAGTAGTAAAAAGGAATGCATCTGAAATAGTTGCAGGTGTTATTACAATCATCAGTTAATGTCTACTCTTGGTGCGCTAAATTTCATATTACCACTTGATGTTACTGTATATGTACCATCTACTTTTATATCTACATTACCTTTAACTATAACCTTTACATTACCACCGACATAAACTGTCTGATCTTTTACCACTATTTCATAGCTGCTATCAGCTACCTTATCCACTTTACGGCCGGTTTTATCTACTTCTGTGTATGTGCCAGATTTATGAAAAACATGAATTCTTTCGGCGCCAGGCGTATCATCAATCTCTATTGCATGCCCGCTTTTTGTAGTATACGTCTTATTGAAGGGGTACTTTGCACCATAAGCAGGCCCTGGTTCTGGTCCTACTTGAGTTTTTTTAATAGAGTTAGTCCCTCTTGCAAGCTTTGACACGTCATGCTTTGTAAGGTCGTTATTATTAATCTTAGGTATAGTACCGACTATAACAGGAATATTAGTTTCGTTACCATCCATAAAGAAGCCAAAGACCATAGAGCCAACAACAAGCCCGTTCGGTGATAGTCCTTCTTCAAGATAACTTGCACTCTGTGCCGGTGTCATTACGGTCGCATAAGGTAGATCACTAGTCACAAGTTGACCGTGCAAATTAGGAATACGTACCTTAACCATACCGAGTTGATCTTTATCGGTAACATCTTCCACAAATCCGATAAACCACTTAAAGCCTTCACCACCAACGTCACGAGTTGTCATATATCACTTTCTCCGTATGAAGGCTTCACGCACTCCATTGCTGTCTTATAATGAACTTTGTCTAAAATAACAAATGTATGTCTTACTTTTGTAACAAGATAATTTCCAGATGAAAGACGGCTATCTGATTTCTTATCTGTTGTACCGCTAATCTCTGGAAACTTTAATTTTACAACATTACCTGCAGTGATTGCTGTATCGCCGTATACGAGTACTTGTACGATATTACCAACTAGTTGACCAACAAACGATTGCAAGAATCCTACTTTATTTTCTCTAAATGACTCACCATTTTTAGTAGTCTTAGGTAAGAAGTTTTGTAAAGCAGCATTAACCTGACTGGGCTTAGTTGTTGTCTTAGTTAAGAAGCTATTAGTTTTAATTTGACTACTACTACCGTTATCAACTTGAGTAAATGCAGTTAAGTTGTCCTTTAAATTAAAATTAATAGTCTCAATCTTACCAGTGCGAATATCAATCGATTGAGTCTGATTTGATACCCCACCTGACTGCATTAAGTCAACAGGATTTGCTAATGACACCTGCTTATAAGCAAGCATGTTTCGTACGTAGATGTTTTCAAGCTTGTTGTTAATGTGTGAATCATAGAAGAAGATCTTATCACCGATACTATCTTTCCCCGTCAGTAACATTTTATCTACTGTAGTGAAATTAAATCCATTCCTATTCTCAAAGAAGTTAAAAGCTGACGCAGAATACTTAGTTGATACAGTCCTCTTTCTCACCATATCAATTACTTGTAGTGGCGAAATATTATTAACTAGGAATGTTTCATTGCCTCTTAGCGGAGTATCATCAACAAAAAGCTTTTTCTTAGTTTTAAGCTCATCAGTAAGAATATCCGCAACTATTGAATACGGGCTTTGAGTAAATCTTTTTTGAATTTTCTTTTTACTGTTTTCTATTACTTCTTCACTCATACAGCGTATCAAATACGTCATCATCTTACCATCAGGGTTAGTGACTTTATTAGATACGTTTACAGTCTTAAATCTGAAGAAATAAGCATTCTGAGTTTCAGGATTTTTAACTTCGAGCTCTATAAATTCTTCACCAATAATAGGAAATTTTTCTAAAAGATTAATCGAATCACGAACAAGCACATCACACACCATAAGAGGTAGCATAATGCTTTCGTAAATATCAAACCCTGTGACTTGATTAATCATGGACTGTCTAAGCGAGCCGTCCATACTAACAATATCAAAGAGTGTTATTTTAGCGTCACCGGGACTAAATGCTTTATTATCCATTAGGGATTAAGTAGATTTCTAAGTTGTCTTTCTACAGTAGCGGCATATCTGTTATCTAGAAGTTTAATACTCTTCTTTGATTCATTTAATTCGTTTTCATAATCAAATGCAGAATATGAAGTGTAATATACTACTTCTGTATCGTCAATATTACTGTTAATAGTTGTAACTGTATTAATAGCTGCGTTACTTGTTGCACCTGATAGGTAGTAGGAAGAATTGTTGCTAAACGTTCCTTCAATATGTCTTACAACTGTAATAGAGCTATTACTAAATGACACTGTACCGTTCGCAACGGAAAGAGAACCATTCATAAGAGTTACTCTTTCATCAATTGTAAACGAATTTCCAGTATTAAATGTTGTCGTAAGACTTAAAACTTTATTCGTTGTTAAGGTTACATCCGATGGAGATCTTTCATAACCAATCGAAATATTATTCTCAGATACTATAGGGGTCCAATACTTCCTTAAGTTAGCTGGAAGAGCATTATAACCACTTAAAGTAAGTGTCTGCTCATCCAGGTACCAGTTATTTCTATACCCTAGTATTTTAGTTTGAGCATTAGTAATAGAACCATACTTTTGAATGATATAGTTATCAAAATCTTCCTGACTCAGATATAAATCATAATATGGATCTATAATTTTATTAGTAAAATAAATTATCCAGTCATTGTACTGATCTTCATAATAATCATAAGCTATCATATCCATACGCTCTTTTTCCTTATTTTCATATGGATAAAAAACGTGTGAGTAGTCAGTAATATTATCAGAAATACGAACTCTGGTAAAAATATTTTTTACTAAGTTGTTTGCGTAGTTTGTAACTGGGAAGTTGCTAAAGTATCTCATTTTTGAGTCTTACCTGCGCTAGAAACACTATCGGTAAATTTGGATTTAAGGTCACCTACAAACTTAGATATATCGCCGGAAAGATTACCATCAGTACCGCCATAATCTCTACTAGAAACAATTTCTATTTCTTGAAGGTTTAACTGCATTTCAATATGAGTTGGGTAGCTAGTACCTGCAAAGAAGCTAGGCGAACCTTGCGCAGCATAGTTCACATTCACCGATGAAATCATACATTTTTTATAGAACATTGTTTGATTCTTAAGTTTTGGTTCTAGCGATATCTGCACAATTTTAGGATATCCAAGAACATTAGCTGCACCAAATCTATAATTTGGTAAGGCGGATGCTTTAAAATATTTAATAATCGAAGCTATAGTTGCACTTTCTTTAGCATTTTTTGGTGCAAACTTATAAACAAAGCTATGACTTCTTAAATTAACGCCTTGGAAGAATACGTTTAGGTGAGGGTTAGGTATACCGCCAACTAACTGACCGACAGTGCCAGTAACTTGTGCTCCACCAAAGGTATCAGGAATAACCTCGACAGCAGCTGTATACGCAGCACCCGCACCCG